GTTACTACCCTATTAACTTCTCTTATTCTTTGCTACCCCTGCCCTTGGAAACATTTATCTAGATTAAGTTCTAGCAGTCGTTTCCGAGGGCTATTCTTTTTTGACTACAAATTACCCGTATAATAAAATAACAAATCGTTAAAACCTTTACGCAGTAAGCTTTCGAGGGCTAAATATGAAATATGTATTTTGTTTAAACGCAGACAAAACTCCGATGAATCCGATTAAAGCAGGAGAGGCTAGACATCTTCTTAAAAACAAAAAAGCAGCAGTATTTTTAAATTATCCATTTGTAATTATTTTAAAAGAACAGAAAATACAGAATCTAATAGAATCATATCGTCTCAAAATAGATCCAGGCGCTTGCTGGACAGGTTTGGCAATAGTAAATGATTGCACGGGAGATGTTATTTGGGCGGCTGAATTGAGACATAGAGGACGTGCTATGCCAGGATTAAAAGAAGGAATAACCGAAAAATTAACGGCTAGGAGATCAATCAGACGGGGAAGAAGAGCTAGGCACACCCGTTATAGAGCGCCAAGGTTTGACAACAGATCTAGAATAAATGGATGGTTGCCCCCAAGTCTACAAAGCAGAATTTTAAACATAATGACTTGGGTAACTAGATTGAAAAAATTTTGCCTTATTAACGCTATTAGCCAAGAATTAGTAAAATTTAACATGGCATTGATAGACAATCCCAATATTCAAGGCAAAGAATACCAACAAGGAGAATTATGTGGATACGAAACAAGAGAATATTTATTAGAAAAATGGAATAGACAATGTGCTTATTGTGACGTTAATAATGTGCCATTAGAAATAGAACATATTATTCCTCGTTCTAAAAACGGATCTAACTCTATCAGAAATTTAACTTTAAGTTGCCATAAATGCAATATTAAAAAAGGTACGCAAGACATCAAAGATTTTCTTAAAAAAGATCCTAACAGATTAGCAAATATTCTTAAACGTACAAAAATGCCTTTAAAAGATGCGGCGGCTGTAAATGCTACTAGATGGGCTTTATTGAATGAGTTAAAAAAGACAAAATTGCCTGTAGAGTGTGGCAGTGGCGGGTTAACTAAATACAACCGCACATCTCAAAAAATAAACAAATCTCATTGGACTGATGCTGCTTGTGTTGGATTATCTACACCTAAACTTAATATTAAAGGTGTTCAGCCATTAATTATTGCAGCAATAGGACATGGAAATAGACAGTTATGCCAAACAGATAAATATGGGTTTCCTAAATCACATCGACAAAATGTTAAAAAATATTTTGGATTTCAAACTGGTGACATTGTTATTGCTAATGTATCAAAAGGTAAACATAAAGGAGTCCACAAAGGTAAATTAACCGTTAGAAAAACAGGATCGTTTGGTATTACTACTAGTCAAGGTAAAAAAGATGGTATTAATTATAAAAATTGCAAAGTGATTCACAAAGCTGATGGTTACAACTATCAATAAAGAAACATTAAATACATTAACTTTGGCTATTGATAAAATTGTAACCAATAGTTTAGAAAATAATACTAAACCATTTTTACATATTAATCCAATTACCGGAGAAATTGTTACTTATTTTTCAAAAATTACACCTTATCTAGGTTTTATTGAATTAATAATTGATTGGGATGTAGTTAAACACTATTATTTGTTGCCCGAAAAATGGAAATTGTCATTTTACAAAAATACTTTAAAACGTATTTTAAGTAATTATATATTTACAATCGGTTCAACTAAATTTTTAGCTAATAAACGTCCATAAATATCAAGAATAGTTGCTTCAGTTTCTCCTGTAAATGCAACAATTACAGATAATTCTACAGATAAACCATCTTTAAATATAGAATCCGTAGCAATTAATTCTAATAATCCATATTCAGAAATTGATAACGGAGTTCTATCTTCTGACAATTCACTATATTGACAAAAACCTTCGTTACTTAATTTTAATTTTTGAGTCATAATTAATTTTCTAAATTTTTTTTTAAACTTTTAATTTTTTGAACGTGATCTAAAGTTAATTTAGCATTTTCAATAAGCAATTTAAAATTAGCTTCATTAAAACATACACCAGCTATCTTGTGTGTTTGATTGTTGTCATCAATATACCCTAGCTCTAGAGTGAAATCAAACTCATCTGTAGTGAAACCAAACCGCATCAACCAGCAATTTTCATACCCATTTTTAAAAGTGTGGTGGTGAACGTCCCAATCAAACTGATTAACTTCTTCTTGGCTTAATTCATTTTTGTCTTTTTCCATATAACCTCCTAGTTGACATCCTCCCCGACATGAATGTCGAGGATTCCCTTAAAACAACTTTAATTGTGTTGCTTTAAAGGTGGTTGACACTTCACGGGGTACTGCTTGATTTGACTCAAGTCTAACATTCCCTCGATGTCCGTTTAAAGTTTCGGTCTGTCCAACCGCAACTTTAGTTATATTTCTAGTATTAAGTATATTTTTACTTGCATTGATATCTCTATCGTGGACATCTCTACAGTACAAACAAGTCCATTCTCTTACATTTAATGCCTTTTTACCGCCTATTTGTTGGCAGCTAGAGCACCTTTGAGAGGTTGGTTCGTATCTGTTAATTATCCTAAACTCCCTGCCATAGATTTCTGATTTAGCAGACAACATATCTCTAAATGTTCTCCAACCTAAATCACTTATAGCACGAGAGAGTTGACGATTCTTAATCATATTTGAGACTGCTAAATCTTCTAAAACTATTACTTGATTTTCGTTAACAATTTTAGTTGAGAGTTTATGCAGAAAGTCGTTTCTAGTGTCGGCTATTTTAGCATGTAACTTAGCTACTTTAAGTCTTGCTATCTCACGTCTTTTACTTCCTTTAGTCTTTCTGCTTAAGTTCTTTTGTAGTCTCTTTAATTTCCTCAAATATTTCTTAAGAGGCTTAGGGGCTTTAACTTTCTCTCCAGTCGATAGGGTTGCAAAATCGGTAATTCCTAAATCAATACCTACTGACTTACCGTTATCTGGTAATTGAGTAGGATTAATCTCTACTAGAAAACTTAAGAAATAGCGATTAGCAGCATCTTTTATGACTGTTACACTCGTAGGAACAGAAGGTAAATCTCTAGACCAAATAATCTCTAATTGACCTATTTTAGGTAGATAGACTTTATCTTGGAGTACCTTGAAAGCGTTATTAGTAAACCTAGCAGTCTGGTATCCTCTACGTCTTTTAAACTTAGGTGGCTTAACTTTAATGCCTTTTCTTTTTCCTTTAATTGAATTAAAAAAGTTAGAATAAGCTGTCTCCAAATCCCTAATAGATTGTTGCAATGGAACGCTAGAAACTTCACCTAACCACTTCTTCTCTTCTGTTTTTTGGCTTGAGTTAATCTCTTACTTAATTCTGTTTCTTTAGGCTTTTTACCCCCATTCTTATATTGTTCTTGACAGAAAGCTAGAGCGTCATTCCAAGCTACGCGACAACAACCAAAAAGTTGAGCTAAACTTATTAGTTGTGTGTTAGTTGGGTAAATGCGATACTTATATCTAGCTTTCATCGTTAATTATTTTTATGCTATGCTACCATTATACATAATATTTAAGTAGTTAGCAATGTCAAGATTAGATTTAATTGTTTCAGAAGAAGAAAAACGACTCTTAGAAGAGTACTGTAGGAAGACGAAAAGAACAAAGACTGATGTTCTCAGAGAGTTAATTAGGAGTTTAAACCCGAATACAAAGCCGTCCTGAAGGACGGGGTTTTAGACCCAATTTTTCGATAAACTCCGCAATTGTTAAACTGCGGAGAAATAATATTTTAAACTATATTATTAATTTTCCAAAAATTAGAAGCTAAAGAATTACCATCTTGGTCATCACCTACTAGATATTCATAAGGCATTGTAAAATAACCTTTTTGTCCCCAATGTTCACCCCATGAATTTCTGACAATAAATACTTTTTTAGTATCATCATAACCCACTGCTAAGACTGCATGACCACCTAAAATTTCTTCATTATCAAAATCAGGAAATTTAAGAACACCTGATTGAGCTACTTCCGGACTTTCAAAAGAACTATAGACAGTAAACCCAAATACAAAAGGATAACCACTGGCTAAAGCTTGTTTAAATGTCAAAATGCTTTGAGCTAAACTTTCATATTTAATGCCTTTGTGCAATGATGCTGCTACATAAACTGATGGTGATGGTTTTTGTTTAAATTTAATATCATCATCTGAATAAGTCCATAGAGGCTCTGGAGGAACACCAAATTTAGCAACAGTGTGAATGCCATCATGTATTTCTGCTCCTGCATCTTCGTCAACAGTGCCTTCAATAACTCGTTCGTTATAGTAAATAAATAAACGAGAAGGTTGGAAAACTGGTAATTTTTCTTTAATTAAATCAAATTCAAGAGCACCAGCAATAGCATTAGCTGTACAAGAGCCTAAAGATCCTTGATTGTAAACTGCAGGACATTTTGGTCTTAAATCAACTTTAACAGGTAAATTTTCAACAGTAAGCAAAGAATGAAATTTAGGAGCGGTTTCATCTTTAACTTTGCTACGAATCCAACCATATTTACGAGTAATGTTAGTCATATTTATCAAATTAATAATCTTTAATACAAATGATTATAAACTAAAATTGTCAACATGTTTTCATTAAGCAGCAGTAGCAAGTCCTTGAGGAAACTGTACAAATAAAGCTAATTTCAATCCTAAAACAGGGTCATAACCATAATTAAGAGCACTAGGAGTAGAAAACGCTCTATGGCTAACTACCCTGCCTGTAATTCCATTAACTGTGGCTAAAATATCACCCTGTGCTTGTATAGGTAATGGATAAACTTTTGGGTTAATTAATCTTCCTTCAAAATAAACAGTTTGAGTATCAGATCCTAAAGGAGTTTCTAAAATAGCTTGAGATAAACTAGTTTCTTTAAGATAACAACTCAAAATAACTTGTTTATATTCAATATCTGGAACATAAGCGTTACCATCTGGTAAATATTGAATTTCTACAGAAATATTGTCACGAATAGTATTAAATGACAATGTTGCATTAGGAATGACATTTAAAATATCACCTATCATGTTTATCTCATCTCGAAAAGAAAAATCAAAAACCATAATATTAATAAATATTTTTATTTTTAAATGTGTTTAACAATTTAATATGTTCTAAAGATTTAAACCCATGCTTTATGCCGTGCTCTATCAAAGTTTCTTCAATGTAAATGTTCCCATTGTCAAGATACCAATGAAGACCTTTAATTAACATACCTTGTCGATTAAAATTTTGAATATGTTCTGGCAATTCAGGAATTAATGTGTAAGTCATATTAATTATTTAAAATATTAATACAAAATAATATTAACCACAACGCTAAACCAATAATAAATATTACCGTTAACACTGACAACAATTGGTCAACATAAACAATTAAAAAAATCATAAATTAATTTTGAGATTTTTTAGTTAAAATAACATAAATATTTGATTGGTCAAACAAACAATCTAATCACTAAAATTTGTCCATTAACAAAATTTTAATCCCAATTTACAGGCTTCCACTGTTCATTAGGTTTAACTTTTAACATACCATCAGTCAAAGGTAAAGAAACTTGTTTAGCAATATCTTGGCGCTGTTTTGCTAAATCTTTTTCCATTCTTTTTTTTAACTTTAATTTCATTTCTAATCTTTGCCTGTGTTCTGATTCATTAATCAGAGAAAGCACTAATATCCCGAAAATGGATACAGTAAGACCATATAACCAAATCGGAATAACAATCATTTTTCATTTTCCTCTTCATCTTCAATTTTATTAACTAAACGAATTGGAATTTTATTATTAACTTGCAAATAAGTTAAAGCTGAACCTAAAACAAGAGAAAGACCTTGTGATAAATCATTGCTTTTAAGATAAGCGCTGTTATAGCCAATTCCTAAAAGACAACCAATCATAATCATAAAAGGTAACCCAACATCGTACAATTTACTGTTCATAATTTAAAAATTTTTACAACTTTAAATGTAATTTACCACAATTTTACAGTTTATTTTTAATGGTTTGAGCAATTTTATCTAACCATTCAATATTAATCATCGGTTCTGCAAGTTGAAAAACTTTCCAGCCGTGGTAAACCAATAAATTATTTTTTTCGTAATCTCGTAAAAGTCCTACGCCGCTTGAATGCTTGCTTTTTACCCATAATCCTCCATTGATTTCGATAGCAACTTGCGTGGATATATGAGCAAAATCAAGCCTAAACTTTCTTTTGGGAATTGCTAAAACTTCCCTTTGCAATAAAAGATCAGAATGTGTAGATTCCCAAAGATTTAAAAATTTACTTTCTAGTGCGCTATTGCTCATGCAAAAGAAAGAATTTTAGCGGTCTGGGAATTTAAAACTCTAGCACTTGGACAATTACCAGCCGTCACTAAAGATAACTCAATAGTTTCTTGATACCCTGAACGAATCCAATAAGGAGCCACAGGAAAAGAATTATTAGCATATTCAAAACCTGGTATCAAATGTGGGCAATTATCATCATCAAAATCTGTATTACAAACAGGACAAATCATAGATCCATCAGCTAGACCACCAATAGAAGCATTAATTTTCCGCCCGTAATTTAGCTCACTAGTGATAGGATGACTGGTTTCGGTAGCAATGCAACATTTAAGCTGATAAAGCCCCTCATCTGCCATAATTTGTCGATCGATATCAGGCGCAGGAGATAAAGCTAGAAAATAATCTTGAACTTCTTGGCTAGGTTGAGGGTAATGATACAAACAAGCATCATAAATAAAAGCGTGTTGTGCTGCGACATTCTCCCATTGATGATCTAAAAGCAGTGGTTTTCCGGGATAAGTCTGAGCCATTTGAATTAAAGAATTTTTATCCCATTTAAACATTGAGGCGTGAAGCAAGTTATTGCTTGCTAAAACATCAAAACTGGATAACTCCCCGTCTGTGTATTCAGGAGAATTATGAGGTCTATATTGATTAATTTTTTGTAAAGTTGCTGCGTCCATATTTTTTATATTAATTCATTCTATCTATCAGTATAAAAGTTTTTTTGTTGTTTGAGTAAATGTCAAGTTAGTATTTAACCATTTTCAATGTTATACTAATTAAAATTTTGTAAATATTAAGTTTATGACAAATATTCAACCAATCGCCCCACTAACTGGTAAAAAACTAATTAAAAAAGTTAAACAACTTGAAAATTTTTCGCAAAAAGAAAAAGCTTTTCAATGTGGATATTATACAGAAACCAAAAACGGTGTTAAAAGAGTTAAATTAACAGCTTTTCAAAAAGCATTATTAACGGCTACAAATATTAATGTTGACCAATGTCCACAACCAAAGAAAAAAAGCGGTCGTCATGCAATTTATAAAGTTAGTGTACAACAAAACTACAACATATTAATTAATCCAGCTTACACAAAACAACTAGATGTAGAACCGGGTACTATATTTGAGGTAATTGTTGGAAAAAAATATATTACTTTAAAAAAAATTGAATATGACAACAAAGAAAATAAAAATTAACATATTTAACAATATATTGACACATACCATAAACGTACATCTTTTTGAACAGAACAATTATTAATTTTATCTTCTTGTATTTTTTGAAAATGTTTTAATTCTAAATACAGTTCTTGGCTAAACTGATCAAGATATATACCAATATACGGAGCTTTAAATTTAAACTTAGGATTAAGTTGTTTAAAATCTTCGCATAATTTTTTAATATCTTTACGTACTTCCATAGCAGAAGTATTTTTAAAAAATAAAATTCTTACAGTTTTATTCCATTCTGTCATAAACTTTTAAACTTTCCATCATTATTGCTTGTTTGTTCAGCCATTAATAAAATAGCTTGATATAGATTAGGAACGGCTACAATCACACTTAAAATATTAGCAGGAAGATTACCAGCATCTCTAGCCGCAATAATGCAAGTCGCTGTTTCTTTATCAATCATTTGAGATTGTTCAGCAGTTTTGAAATCGTAGGGAAGAAAATCTTCAATATTGCGAGAACTGCTTTTTTCATGATCTCTAATATATTCATAAACCATGTGAGCAATAGTAGCCACAGTAGAAGATAAAGCATTAATTTCATGTGCTTTGATTTTCTTAATACCCTGCCAAACCTTAACAATAGTATGGCTAGGGTAATTATAAAAATCATCAAGGGGTAAACCCCAAGCTACCCACTCAAAAAAGATAGTTTCCCAATCTAGAGCAGGAGCATTATAATATTCTCGCTGCATTTCTAGATGGGATTCTAAATCTATTTCTTTCCCTTAGTGCTATCTTTTTCCCATCCTGTAATTTCATTGGTTACAAAACTTGCTAAAGCACTTCTAAAACCAGTGTGCAAATTGCGAAAATTTTGAGGGGTAAAAGTAATTTTTTTGCCAGTTGTAACACGTTTGCCGCTTAAAAATAACGCTATAAGATGAACATAATACTCATCAAATGTTTTATTATATTCCGCAGTAGCTTGGTTAAATTGTTCGGTATATGGCAATAAAGTTTCAGCTATTCTGACGCTTTCTTCTCTTGATGTTTGCTTAATCCGTTGAAGTTCTTGTCTAATTTCTAAATAGCTACTAGATCCATTTTTGGCTTTATCGGCAGCCGTCCTGATCTCTTCTTCTAAATCATCTATATCTTGAGGTAGCCTTAATTGAACTTCTGTGCGAGTTAGACCCGTTCTGTTGGCAACATCAGTAATGAGATTAAAATACGCTTTAGAAGCATCTAAATAAGCTTGATGTTGTTCTTTGATGGCTTCATCCTCCGATGGGTGAATACCATTCCTTTTTAAAAGATTAATACCAATTTCACCATTTTCTGTTTCTGTAACTATTTGTTCAAGAAGGGGTAACTCAGCAGAATCATAAGAAAATTCTAACCATTCTGGTTCAAGAGTTAAAAAATATGTTGAAGGTTTAAATTTACTAAGTAGTGAAATGCTCATTTAATTAACTCCAGTTCTAAATATTGAACAACCATTGCTGTATCCATTAATATTAATGGCTCAGGTATTATTATTTTAAGATGATATCGCATATCTTTGGTGGGATAGAGATTAACCACTTGTTTATCAATTCCTTTAGCAAACACGCATAAACCAACTTGTAATTTTTTGTGTTTTACATAGGCACTAGCTATCCATACCCAATCTCCGTTATGCCAATGAGATCTAAGAAGGTCAAATTGATTGCGTCCTTTATTAGGTTTCATTTTAAAATTACTTTACCATCAAATAATCTGTTAAAATATACAATTTAATTAATGCACCATTTAACGTAAATTGAAATGTGACGTACCCGACGCTTATTGAGCGCGGGGCTTCTAAGAGGCTAGCTAAAAAAATTAGCTTTTCTTACTTCTGTTCTTAAATCTTGTAATATTTCTTGGTAAACTGCTAATTTTTCTTTTAAAATTTGAAATCTTTTGTAATGAGTAATATCCGATAAACCATCAAAAGTCGATAACTCATTATCTATTTCTACAATTTTAGCTTGGTATTTGTTGATAAGATGTTGCATTATGAACCACCCATTTTGTAGTTATTTGTGAAAAAATTATTGCATAAAATACAAAAAGACTCCAGATTTTAATGTCTGGAGTCTCTAAGATAATGAAAGATTTTAGTATTCGTAAGAAATTAAAGCGCCAGAGCGTTCGAGGTTAATCGTCTGCATGATGTACTGGTTTTTCTGAATATTTTCAGGAAGACCTGCAATGATAGATTCAAATCGACGAACACCACGTTGGAAAGGTTTGACAACCTCTACAACAACTAAATCACCATTGGGATTAGCTTGTTGTAGAATTGCAAGACCCGGATCTTGATAAACTTGAACACCTTGCGCATTAGCTTTACCATCTAATTGAGTAACAGCTTTCTGTGTATCAAGTCCAGCGCTGAAATTTTGTTCTGCAATAACAGTCGCTGTATTATCTAGGTTAATTTGGTTTGTGCTGAATACGGGAACCCAAGCGTACAAAAAGCCTGCGCCAGGTGTAGTAGGCAAAACAGGGCTTGGTAGTGTAGATGGAGCTGCAGGGATAGCATATTTAGAAGGCTCAATAGGAATGGCAACTGATCCAGCAGGCGTAAAAACTGACGCATATACAGGAGTGCTTATACCATTAACTATAAATTCAATGCGAGTTCCTTCATAAATATCAACAGGAGTCCCATCAGGTACTGAAATTTCAATATCACCAACTGCAACAGCACCTGTAGAATTGGTAAAACCAGTAATAGCAGCAGTTGTTGCAGAAACAGGATAACCAGAACCACCAACTAAATCACTATAACCAGTAACCACACCATTGGTTATTGTCAAATTAGCACTTGCACCAGAACCACCGGAACCTGTAAATGCAATATTAGCGACTCCACTATAACCAGAACCACCTGCTGTAATTTGAATAGCAGTAATAGATCCTGTGGTACCACCTGCTGTAGCAGGTGTAACAGTAACAGTAGCAGTCGCACCACTACCAACAGCCCCACTTGTACCAGCTAGAGTTACATATTCAGTAGGGACGATACTGCCTCTACTATAAGAGTGCGAAATAAAAACTTTTGTCTGTTGACCCGGAGTAAAATTAGTTTTGTTGCTTGTGAGAGCTTTATAGTTTAGCGCTGAAGAAGCCATATATTTTAATACCTACTATAGTTATTTTTTTGTATTGTAGCACATATTTTTATTGTTTGTAATACCAATCACCTACAGAAATTTTTACTATAGTAGTTTCCAAAGCTATACCTGTTGTCAATTCAGTATAAGGGGTAGTGCGAGGTGATTCTAAAATCAAAAAATCTTTATAATTGACAATTTTAAGAACAGCTAGTTCGGTAGATTTTGCAGGGTCAAATTGACGCAATTGTATATTAAACGTGCGATAAATTGCTTGTCCTCCAGATAAAGCTCCTTCAACTTGAATATCAACAGCCCGATTGATTATGCACTCTATACCAGATTTAGGAGCCATTCTAAATTGAGTATCAAGCACGGGTGGGGCAGTTCGGATACTTGGGGTAAGTCCTATAATTTGATTACCTTTGACTAGTTGGTATTGCCCCAGTTCATTTTTCAAGATTATTTGCAAAATCTGATTGAGGTAAGAAAACCTAGAGTTTAAGTCGTTTTCAGTCGGTAAAGAAGGAAGTGAAAATCCAGTCATAATTTTAGTGTATATTCTTAATACTTGAATATTAATCTAAATATTTTTCTCATGCAATTCACAGTCCTTCAATCCGTTTTGAACCAGCACTTGTCTTTAATTAGTTCAGTTATTCCATCATCACCAAGTCATCCAATTTTAGGTAATGTACGTATTGATGTAGCTAATAACTTAGCCACTTTAACAGGATTTGACTTGAGAACTGCAATACAAGTTAAATTTTCTGTTGAAGTTGTAGAAGAAGGTAGTTTTACTCTACCTTTAGGTTTTTTGAAAAACTTAATTAGTCGCATCGAAGAAGGACAAGTAAAACTAACCCTTTTGGATGCTGAATCAGGACAATTTCAAATAAAGACAGCAACAGGTGATTTTAAAATACAAGGCTTACCTAGCAATCAATTTCCAAATTTACCAGAAATCACTGCTGAAGAAAATATAACTATTCCTGTAGACGTGTTTCAAAAAGGATTAGCAGGGACTATTTTTGCTGCTAGTAAAGAAGAAACTAAAATGATTTTGACGGGAGTTTTGATTACTAAAACAGATTCTCAATTAGAATTTGCTGCTACAGATAGCCATAGATTAGCAATTGTAACTTTAGAAGTTGATAGCACCATTCCTGATTTTAGAGTCATTGTTCCTCGTTTTAGTTTAGGTGAAGTCTCTAAACTAGTCACCGCTAGTAAAGTTGATAAAATTTCTATTGAAGTATCCAATAATACTTACATTTTATTTAGAATGGGTAACTATACTTTAATAAGTCGGTTACTAGAAGGCACTTATCCCGCTTATCGCCAACTAATACCCACATCGTTTAAAATTACAGGAATTTTAAACAAAAAACAATTACTTGATAAAATTTCTATTATCAGCATCATTGCCGAATCTAAAAATCATTTGATTGAATTTCATTTAGATAATAATGAACTTGGGTTGCAAGCTTCTAATGAACAAGGAACAGCTAAAGAAAAATTAGAAGTTCAGGAATTAACCGAAAATTTGTCATTAGCTTTTAATTTTAAATATTTAATTGATGGATTAAAAACTCTTACATCTGAAAATTTAACCATCAATGCTAATAACGAACGACTTCCTGTAATTTTTACACCAGTTAACACTTCCAACATTTCAGCTATTTACCTAGTTATGCCTATACAAATTTCCAAATAAAATACTAAAATAGTATTAAATATGCTATTTTAAATGTCAATTTGTGGAAAATGTCAATTTGTGGAAAATAAAAAAGTAGAACTGTGGGATCAATTACTGGAAGAACCTGATTTATGGTATCAAAGGTTCCTCCAGTTCTACTTGCATGAAACTAGAAAAACACCAAAAGTTGAAATAGCTTACTTAAATTTTGTTGAAGCAGAATGTATAAAAGGTAGAGATAGATTATTAAAACAATGGCTTAAAACTTGTATTGTCCCAAAAGAATGGTATGAAAAAGCTGCATTATACAAATGGGAAGAACGACTAGCCGCTTATAACAAAAGTATTCAAAAATTTCTCCGCCAAGAAGAAACAACACAACTTAAAAATTTAACAGCAGTTAGAGCTAAATTTTTTGAGATGGGTTTGAAACGTGGGGAAATTTTGCAAGAACAATTTATTAAAAATTATGGTAATCCTGATTTTGTTTATGAAAAAACATCAGATTATCTAAATGTTGTTCGATCATCCATAATGTTGACTGAAGATAATGAAAAAAATATAGCGGGGTATGCTGCTTCAAAAGGATTGCATGAAATATTAGAAGAAAAAGAAAAACAACAAAAACAACAATTAAATTCAAGTCTTGATGTTTTTCCTACAACCAATATGGGATTTACGCTTCCAACTACCAAAGAATTAAATAATACTCCTAAAAATTCCAAACAAAAATGAACAAAAATTATCATCGATTATCCAAATTGTATGACACTCAATTGGAATTTAACACAGGAGGAATTCAACCAAAAACACAAATATCTAATAAATTACTCGTTCCTGAACATTGGCCTGATTTTGCACGAATTTGTAAAATCAGAGGAGATAAAGGTGTTCAGCAGTTTGAACCATATGAATATCAAATTAAATTAAGTAATTTAATTGATGACTGCCCATTAGTTGTAATCGGCAAAACTCGCCAAATGGGAATTTCTGAATATGTACTTAATAGATGTCTTTGGAAAGCAATATCTATACCAGGTTATTTAGCAGTTATTTTCTCCAAAAACGGAGGAGATACCATGAACTTTGCTAAAAGAATTAGACGAACTATTGATAGTTTAGATGCTTATTGTGAAGTATTAACTAATTCATTGACTGATATTGAGTTCAAAGATAAAGGAAGACTTTTATTTAGAAACTCAACTCCCAACGGGGCAAGAGGTATTGATGCGGCATGGGATTTAATTTTTGATGAAGCTGCTTTTGTGCCCGAAATAGAAGAAATTTTTAAAGCGGCTATTCCTACAACTACAGTAATTGGGGATCGAGCAAGAGTAATTATTCTTTCTACTCCTAATGGTCAAAGCGGGTGGTTTTATGACAAATTAGCATCTAATAATGGTGAAAAAGACATTATAGAGATGTGTGATGCTATTAAAACAGAACGTATTGATCCCTATCAACAATGGGTAGATGAAAACGGTAATGGAAAAGTTTTACTACATTGGTTAGATCATCCTAAATTTAGACTACAAAAAGATACTTATTTAGAAGATATTCAAAAGAAAAGAGGTCTTTCTAAAGAAGCAGTTGAACAAGAATACAATCTTAGTTTTACCCGTGCTGAATCAATTGTCTTTAGTAGTGAATTAGTAAGTTTGGTTACTACAGGTCAATGGGAAAAAGAAGTCGATATCAATGCTTCTTACTATATGGGTATTGATACAAGTTTGTTAGGTCAAGATTATTTTGTAGCGGTAATACTAAAATCCTTTGAAGATAAATACTTTTTGGTTGATATGTATCGTAAACAAAAAGAAAGTAACGAGTACCACTTGTATAAATTGTCTGAACTAATAGAAAAATATGATCCGGTTAAGATAGGAATAGAAGTCAATTCTGGAGGGCAGATTTATTATGAAAGATTGCTTTCACAACATTCCGATAAAACCATAGAAGCTATCAAAACTACTGCTCAAAGTAAACCAGTAATGATTAATCGGTTAATGTTGGCTATGGAACAACAAATTTTAGTGTTACCCAAAGATAAAATAGTTTTAGAAGAGTTATTCTCTTTTAGAAACAATGACGGGGTTTTAGGGGCAATTTCAGGCAAACATGATGATATATTGATGGCAGTAAGTTTTGCGTTGTCTATTACAACTTTTAACAAATAACTTAAATCTTGTCGTTAAATTGATCTAATTTTTTATCTAATTTGTCAAATTTTTTATCTAATTGTTGAATTTTTAATTTTAAAAACTCTAATTCTTCGTGTAAATCTTGATGATGAAATCTAAGATGCATTTGAAATAACTGTTTAAGAATTTTTTTAGGTTTCATGAATTTAACTGTTTACTTAAATTATGGCTATTTCAATCACGTTCGCTTTCGGTAGCTCAAAAAAAAATATCTTTAGTAATTGTTTTAGTGCATTAGCTTTTGACCATGTTAAAGGAAAACAAACTATAAAAGGTTTTAAAAAAGGTCAAAACATCAAACAATTACTAGACAATTTAATTGTACCTTTTGCTAAAGATGAATATGACAAAATAGAAATTATTTTTAAATCTCAACGAGTAGCTAAATCATTTCAAGAGCAACATTACACACCCCCAGAATGGAAAATAAAATCTTTAGAAGGTCTGCAGATACTTAAAATAGAAAATAGTAAATTTGATGAAAATTCTATTTATGCTATTTTATTAGAATCTTTAAGTACAGAAAATTTAGATATCACTAATCTTACTAAAACTGAACGAGAAGTTTTAATTGATTTAGTTCCCAATTTGGATGATGCACTAACTCAGAGTTTATTAGTCGGGATTGCTAAACAGCCTAAAATGCTTGATTTAAGCAAGTGTTTTGCTCCACTTTCTAAAGATGTAGAAACATATTTACAACAAACAAAAAAAGATTATGAATGCAAAATCAAAAGAAACTGAAGAAGATTTAGAAGAACTTCAAGATATTGACGACCAAGAAAGCTATTGGGATTGTAAATATTTTATGCAACAATACAATATTAGACATTTAAAAAAAAGTAAGCTACCATATTTAAAACAGGTAGCTTTTCAGAAAAAATGGCAACAAAATTAAAAATTTGCTAATTTTGCTTGAGTTAAAACTGTTTGATATTTAACAGTGTTTAAATTTGCGTAATTATTAAGTAATCCCCAATTACCATATTTATCACCTAAATTAGTGCCATCAGCCGCTATAGTGTCTGGAGTAAGCAAATTAAATTGGTTAAACAAAGATACATTATTTTGAATCAATAATTCAAATAATATTTTATAAGCTTTGCCGATTCTAGGGTCATCTTGTGCCAATCTAAAAAGTTTTAAAAGTTTAGGATCATTATGAATAGAACTGTCAGCTACTAAACTTTGACCTCCTTCATAGCACAGTAATTGCAAATTAGGATAATTTTGTTTTAAGTATGTTTTCCATGCAACTAGTTGATTAGTTATTGTAGTTTGAATAGCAGGAATAATTTGATTAAAAATAGCATCCAGTCCTACACTATAACTAGGCTCGTTAAACCACCCTGCGTTCACAGCATTATCTAGATCTGCTCGTTGTGGGTAGTAATAAAGGTACGGAGCTATTGCCACAGCATCGGTTAAAGGTGCATATTGAATGGCTACAGGGTCTGGATTAACAATCCAAGATCCAAGTACAGCAATTACATTATTAGCCCCTAACGTATTTTTAAAAATAGTAAATACATCATTATTGCGTTGACCTAACCATTGACTACGAGAGATTCCAGCATTTTGCGCCTGTTGCGTCACCCAATAATATTGCTGAAAGTCCGGATTCCAAACTTCATTGCTATACTCAATATAAATTTTTAATTTAGTATAGTTAAAATTTGCTTTAATATAACTGGCAAATTGCTGTACATAATCATCAGTTGCTTGGTGTGGAATTTGTACCCATAAATTAGTTTGTAGACTACTAGCAATATCAACTAAAACTTCTATGGGAACTCCGCTAGGACGCAACCATGAATAATAATTAAATTGTGTATTGTCTGACCAATTAACAACATTAGAATTATTAATTTTTTGCAAATCTAAACATCTAACAACATTAAAAGGTTGAGCAGCAGTTAAAAAATTACTATTAAATAAAGCTTCACGGGATTTTGCTACATCAATGACGCTAAATTCTCTAGGATAATTATTTGGGTCAATGCTTGAAACATCTATAAATAATGGATTTTGAGAAGCATCAAAAGCAAAAGTAGCAACATTAGTATTTAATGTTTTATTAATTGTTACATTTTGTTGATTTCTAAAATTTACATTTCCCGATCCTTGCCATACTGCTTGTAAATTACCTGAAAAATTAGGAGGAACAAATACGCTTAACGTATATGTAGTGCCAGATGGTAAACCATTAACCCAACCATTAGAATCAAAAGTTATGCCAGTTCCATTAGGTTGAAAATTATACCCTGGTGAACTTTTTACCAGATTATTTACCCAATTATCCGAATAATAATCTAATTGTGCTAAATTTATACCAACATTAATTTTTTTTACAGTCATTTTATAATATCTCATTAAAAAAAATAAAGTACCTAAGATTAATCTTAGGTACTTAAAATACGATTAGATTGTAGTGATTGTGATTGTTACACCACCATCAATTTGTCCGTAAGCTAATTGATTAGAAGAGTCTGTAGCGCCGTAATTTGCATTATCTACAAATATTTGGAAAAAACTGCCGTTTAAATCCATTCCTTTGTAAATCCCTAAATCTGTGGAATATTTGCCTGTTGTAGCTGATGCCAAAGGTGCGGGAGATTTGAATTTATAGTAAGCAGCCGCATTTTGATTGACTGAAGGTTGATAAGTTCCAGAAACAATAGGAGCGGTAGGCGGTAAAGGCGCTGGTGCGGTTGAGTCAAAAACTAAATTAACATTGGCAATACTACCTGAACCACCACAACCAGAAAGCAATTCAACAGCTTCTATTTGATCGCCGCCTAAATATTTAGGATGTTTTTGAATTGGTCCTGCTGTATTTGCTAAAAGGACAATAAGGTCGTTAGTCCAAGTAAAAGTAACACCTGATAAACTGACAGTAACATTTTCCACTTTTCCTACTAATCCATCAATAGGAATAAAAACAGGGTAAGGAGAAGTGAAACTGGACTTGGTGTATTTAGGAACGACAATCGGAGCATTATTCGTAAAAGTATAAGTAGCCATAGTTATTTCTTTTTACATTTTCAAATTTATTATATAGGCATTTTTGAAGTCAATTTTTCATATTGCTGTTGTCACATTTGTTAAAATCAATAAACAAAGTTTGGTAAGGAGAACTTAAATGCCCACATATATTTTGTATCACGCTAATTGTTTAGATGGGTTTGGCGCTGCTTATGCTGCTTGGAAAAGGTTTGGGAATAGCGCTCAATATATTCCCGTACAATATCAACAAGACCCCCCAGAGATGGAATTAAACTCTGAAATTTACATTGTTGATTTTTCATACCCATTGGAAACATTACAAAACCTTCAATCTCTTCACAAAAAAGTTTGTGTATTAGACCATCACGTCACAGCTAAAGAAGCATTACTATCTTACAAAGATTCAATATTTGACCTTAATAAATCTGGTGCGGTCATTACATGGGAATATTTTCATCCAGATATGCAAGTTCCTTGGCTTTTACAAGCTGTTCAAGATAGAGACCTTTGGCAGTTTAAATTTGAAGATACCAAAGCCATTACTGCTGCTTTGTGGGTCGGTAACAAAACTTTTAAATTTTGGGATGATTTGATAGGTTGGGATGATCCTGATCAACAATTTAAAAATGTTCAAAATTTAATTCAAGTTGGTAATTATTTGTTAAAACAGCAAGACCAAATAGTTGAACATCAAGCCAAAAATAGCTATAAAAAAACTCTACCTAATAGACGTACATTGTGGGTTACTAATACCGCAAACTTTCCTAGTGAAACTTGTCAAGCCATTATGACGTTACGTGAGGTTAATATTGCTGCTACTTGGTATGAAACCTCTGAAGGGATAATCTATTCGTTTAGAAGCAAAAATGATGAAGATGCAGGAGAATTAGCCAAAGAATTAGGAGGTGGCGGTCATCGTCATGCAAGCGGGGCAATGATTAAAAATTAAAGCCGTCTTGAAAGACGGGGTTTTGACCCATTTTCCTGATAATTACCTAAATTTTGATATTCACTCAATCTAGACAACCATGTCTCCCATAGATTCCACTTTTCCTCTTGGTTAAAGTGGAATAATTGCACAGTGTGAGGACAAACAACAGCAATCAAACCAGAATTAATTTCTACATGGTGCATCTCCTGATAAGCCTGTTGATATGCGGCTATTTGAAGAAATTCATCTTGCATCCAGTTTGATTGTTTTTCCTTTTCAGAAGTTTTAATGTCAATCAAAGTTAGTTCATTTTCATAGTTTGCCAATAAATCCAATTTGCCAGCATAACCAAAACTACGACTGTATACTACTTTTTCTGAACATATAACTTTGCTAATTAATTTTAAAAAAGATTGAGTATTGCGCCAAAAATCTTTAAACTCTTCTGGACAGACCATATTCCAGCCATATAACTCAGCTTCTATTAAAGAATGAATAGTTGATCCTCTTTTAATTGAATTTTGTTTAATAATTTTAGCTTGTTCTTCTCCTATTTCTTGTTCCCACTTTTTAAAATGTTCAATTTTTTCAGGAGCCAAAGTTTTTCTTAAAATTGATGTAACACTTGGAAATTCCCCATCTGGTGTCGAATATAGACCAAATTTTGCTGCCATGGATTAAAACCTGCTCGTATCAATTAATGCTGCTAGTATATAATGTAAAAAGGTAAGTATAAATGTAGGTATAGGATTAATTTTATGTATTTCGTTGAAGAATTTACTCATTTAGTGCAACAAGAAGGATTAGAGTTATTCAAATATTTAGAAGAAACCCTTTGGACACCTTGGTTATTGCAACAACCGGGCATTGTAAACAAGGAAATGTGGATTCAAACTGATGATTCTAATCCATGTATAGTCAAAAACATTATTACTTGGTATAGTTCTGATTCTTTAACAAATATTAATCAAGCAGAAGTAGAGCAAGTTAAACAAACAGTAGAAGAAACCATGGCATCCGCAGGGTTTATTTTTCAATATATTAATTCTGCTACTTGGTATTCTCAAACTATTATTGATCAAGGTGTTTTAGATAATGACAATGACCAAGATGATAATGATGACATTACAGGAGATCCAAGCGGTTTAAATCCAGATGGTTCAGTTATTCCCGATGATGATTCTGATATTCAAGTTATAAACAACATGGATATGAAAGATATGAACATGGAAGACATGAAAGACATGCTTAAAGAAATGGGTATGTCAGATGATGATATGGCAAATATGTCAGAAGATGAAATGTGCAGTATGGTAGAAAAAATGAAAGAAATTCTTAAAAAATAAGTAAAAATATTAATTAAAAAAAACGCTCAATCCTTATGGAAATTGAGCGTTTTAAGGAGAACAATTGTTATTAATCCCATTTTACAGCAGTGGATTCTTTAATTGTTGGTTTAGCCGTTTCAGTTGGCAATAAAGCAACAAATTTATCTATTAAAACCACAAATTCATCAAATTCAGCTTTAAGTTTAGGATTACCAATTAAAAGAACATCTAATTCTGGTTTAAGATTGTCTAAATAAGTACCAAGAGCTTTAATTTTGGGCATTTCAACAACAATAAAATTTTCTGCTGCTTTAATTTCTTGTTGGACTACATCGAGTATGTTTTGAAGTGACATAATAAATTTGCTATAGTAATTGACAAATTTATTTTACACCATCATGACAACAACAACTGTTCAAGATTTTTTAAAAACTTAACGAAGATTTACCCCAATATTTTTCTCGATACCATTGGGCTAATTCTGGAACCCATTGATAAAATTCTTTGTAAATATACTCGCAAAGAGTTTGAATTTCAACTTGAGCATCCTTAGCTACTCTCATGTTAAAGAAATGAAGTAATGAGCGAATGTTACAAGTAAAAGTATAATTTTGCCTGATATTTTGCGTTAAGTAATGCCGTGCTTGTTCAGGAGGCATTCCTGCAAATATATTGTCAGCATATCTGATCGCTGATTGCTTGCTAAACCACTTGTCATTCTCTCTAGCATCTTCTGTATACTCAAAATGATTGCCTTCACGGTCATGGTATTTCCCCACAGGTCTGAAATAAAATATTGATTCTATGTCTGTTTTTTCATCTAGGCATGTAATAATTCTGTTACCTGTATAGCGCTGTGATTGTACATCAAAGGTAGCTATACGATGTGTCCTGTGCTGCATTACAACATCGTGAGGAAAACCGCCTACCGCTATAGTGATATGAGCGTGTTCTAATGGACCTGCATGAGGTCTAGCTGAGTGTAAAAGTTGTTTGTCTATCAATCGCAATGCTTTTTCTTCATCAGGCCATAACCCGTTATCCCACTCATCTCCTATAAAGCCTTCTGAGTAATCTCCGTGGGCAGGAGTCCAAGTTGTTGAATATGGGTTAGGTGTTGCAGCTATAGTTTTAACTTTAAAGTATGGGTCATTAATAATCATCAATTGTACCTATATGAAAAAATCTTGAGCTATTTGTAATCCTTGGTGTAAAAAAGAATCTAAATTATTATTAATCAAAAAAGGGTAAACTTTTACACCCAATTCAGCTAAAGTATCGTAATCAACATAATTTCTAGAATCGCCTTCAAAAGTATATTCACTTCTTATTAAAGGCAAAACTTTAACATTATCACAACCAAATTTTTTAATTAAAGGCATTATTTCTTCAATAAAACCACCATCACTAATTACAAAAAATTTTAAATTATTATCTATCCAACGATTCTGTTTAAAAATTTCTTCTACAAGGCGTTCTCCAAAAAATTCAAAACCATGTATAGGTTTAATGTATTTTTCAGATAGATTGATGTAAGCTTGCCTAGGGGTTAATCCAAAAAATGAAGGATTTGGAATATCTTTAGAATCTTCAAACAAGTTTGATTCTCCTAATATGTCATAAAGTTTGTGTGTCATATTTTTTAAAAATGTTGCAAACTTTAAATGAGCAGTATTTGGTAAATTATCTACAATCCAATTAGCTAGGGTATCTTTACCTGATCTAGACGGTGCGTTTAAAATTAATACTTTAATTGTCATTTTGTTAATATACTAATAGGGTGTATGTTATCTATTACATACTTTGGGCAGACTGAAGGAGAAACACGTCAAGTCTCCACTTACTATCAAAACTGGTTTTTGTGTTTTCCCAGTTTTAATTTAATAAATGTTATCCCTTAAAGGGGGCAATAGATAGGAAGAATTGAAGATAGGCACTTGCTTACGGTTTATTGACTGTAAGTTTTTGTGTCAGTAGACCCAAATCCTCCTCGTTGAACTGTGCGGGGGTCTTCTTCTATTTGGTTCAAAACACTAGGTATGTTAGGCGTTATTACCAATTGAGATACTGCTTTATCTGCTTTTAACAAGATAGGTTTATGTAAACTATAAAGTGTTAAAAATAGCTCTCCAGTATATAGCGGATCAATGACCCCTATTGAATTGGCTAATTGTACACCTTTTTTAACAACTGAACTTCGAGGATAGATGGTAAACCAATAATCTAATTTATCAGGAGCTAAAACAATACCTGTTTTTTGTAACGGAAATTTATACTCATTTTTTTCGTCATCAAATGGGATTTGTGAAAAAGGTAATATTAGCGTGTCTTCCGTTAAATAAATGTCCCAACCTACATCTGATGGGTTATGTTTAACTAACTGTTTGGGTGGGCAATGTGGAAGTTTAAGATAGTTTAGAGTGTATGGAGTTTGCATATTGTATCAAAAAATTTAGAACCTATATCCCCGAGTAGGATTTGAACCTACGATCCTTAAATTACAAACTTTAATGCTCTACCAACTGAGTTACCGAGGATTAGTATTCTTTGTTTATTATATGGTAAATGCACCAAAGAAAATTTAAAAAATTGTCAATTGACTGAGATTTTTATTTGATTTCTGACTAGTTAATTTTTTCTTTTCTTCCTGTTTAACTATCTTAATATGATCTTTAAAAACTATAGGCTTAACTTCATACCAATTAGGCAACATTGCTTTAGCTTTATGAACTACACGCTAGCCGCCTACGGCTGAGCTAGCGGTTTCGGTTGCTTCGTCATAGTTTCTTGCTTCCAACCGCCACATTTTACTGTAGGTTTGGAAGTAGAGGATACTACTCCACAATTATTGAGGCTAGTTCCTAACCCCAGAGCGTAATTGAGCATTACTTTCGCTGCGGCCACGTCCCGATTTAAGGTACAGCCACAACTACAGCTATGCACTCGCTCGTTTAATTCTTTCTTCTTCTTAGCGCCACAATTAGGACAGGTTTGACTAGCGGCTATTTTGATTGGAACTTCGACAAATACTCCATCACACTCGCTTAATTTATATTTAATTAGTGAGGTTAGGTTGCCTATTCCAACATCCAAAAGGCTTCGATTTAATCCCGTCTTCTGGGCTTTTCTTTTGCTACCTTTCTTAGCCTTTTTAGTCATAGCCTTGATATTGAGTTTCTCTGTAGCAATTAGGCTATTACCGCTAACTAATTTTGCTGCTACTTTATGAGACCAATCTGTCCTTTGTCGTGTGACTTTGTTCTGTAACTTACTTACATTCTTCCTAGCTTTTCTCCAGTTCTTAGAACCCTTAACTTTCTTCCTGAAGTTGGGCGCTTGTTTTCTTTTTAATGAACGAGATGCTTGCTTAACCTTAGCCCTAGACTGAGTTAGATACTTTGGATTATCTATCAAGGTACCATCGCTACAGGCTACGGCATGATTAACACCAAAATCCAAGCCTATTGCACCCTGATCAGTTGTTCTAGTCGGCTCACAATCTACTGTTATGGATGCGTACCATTTGCCATCTTTAAAGATAATCGTACAAGTCTTAGGCATTCCCCAAGTTCTTGCTTTTCCTCTCATCTGGATAGAACCTAAATTGCTTAGATTTAGATAACCATTTTCTCCATTAGTAGTAGCTTTCCAACCTGCTATACATGGGTAAGTCCAGCCCCTGTAATGGTGAAAAGACTTAAACTTTGGCTTACCTCCTAATCCATTGAAGAAACGTTGGTAGGCAAAATCTACCCGTTTAACTGTCGCTTGTAGTGCATGACTCCCCAACTCTTTATAATCTGGCCAGCACTCTTTAAAAGCTGGTAAGAGGTTCTGCTGGTCAAAGTAATTGATGGACTTTCCTAACTTTTCGTACTGTATCTTGCGTTCATGCAAGCAAGCATTATATAGTTGTTGATGCAACTTGCGCCAATTATGTAATTGCTTCTCTTGTGCTTGTTTTGGATACAGTCTAAAAGTTATTCGTCTGGTAGCCATGCGGTTAACTTTGTTAAAGTGTTACTATCAATTATAGTCGTGCGGTTGGGGCTTTTCAATTGCACACAAAGCGTCCAAGGTTTCTAGTCGCATGAAAGATGTCACATTGTCGCAAAAAGATACGTAAACTTGTAGAGTCATTGTGGGAAAGAAATCTCGAATAAGGTCACTGTCTTTGATGTCCCAACCCTCGGCGGATGCTCTGTTTCGCATCTGTTTTGCCCGTTCTCCAGTGATTGCCAGATTAATTTGGTCGTGCACCTCGGCATAAAGATTAGTTCTAGGTTTCCCGCCAATCCGTTCTAGCTGCAGTTTAATTTGATCTGTGAGTGCTAGTCGAGATTTGTCTTTGAGTCCATTTCTTAAATCAATGCGTTGAGTGTTGTAGTTGGAGTTTTTAGTGGTGGCTGAGCTTGTAACTTTGTAACCAGCTATTGTGTGAAGGTAAACTCGCACACCTGCTTTTAATAGCTTTTTAGCCATTCGAGGATTATCATCTATAATCCATTCGACTATAGTATCCTCATCAATTAATTTAACACGTTGTAATCCGCCACCTGTCTGTATTTCAGCTATTTTAAAGCTCTTTTGGTTATCACCCGTACATCTTTTCGATATAGCAGGTTGAGACAATCCAGACATCCGAGCGTAACCACGAATAGATGCAAATGTTTCGCCATTTTGCAAATCAATGATAATTTCTATACCATCGCAATCAAATCGTTGTAAACTGTTCATTGGGATTACTCCTAGTTGTGTAGGTTTAATTCAAGTCGTCTAGATAAGTATTTCGAGTGCTTTTCTAGGCGCATTTTATATACTAATTATATCAAAAAAAAAACAGTTTAATTTTGGTCTTTCAATTCTAAATATAACGAATTAAAATAATTTTAATTGACTATTATTAATTGCATAATCTGAGCGTTTAATCCATATACATTCAGTTCTTTTTTTTATTACATCTTTCTTTTTTGAAGCACTCATCACAGTTTTAAACTCTATTTTTTCCCAATCATCGGGCATATTCCCCTGTGGATAACAACTCAAAATCATTGAACCTTGAATATTTTTTAATGTTTCAATTAAATTATTAAAATCTTCTGTTGTATATCCTTTGTAATGTCCTTGGTCAGTATTAATGTAAGGCGGATCGCAATAAAAAAAAGTTGTTAAACTATCCCATCTTTTTATACATTTAATAGCGTCTTGACAATTAATGTACACATTTTTTAACCTATCTATTATTTTTGGCAATCTTTCTAAATGTGTAAAATAACCTGCACATTCATTTTGATTAATTAATCCAAAAGCCCATCCTGAATTTATTTTATTAGCAAAACTACAATTACATTGAATAAAAGTAGCCCATGCGATTTCTAATTCTGAATATTTTTGAGGATTTTTATAAATTATTTTAGATTTATTATATTCCGATTCAGAATAAGGAGTAGATTCAATTAATTGTAATAATTCATTAGGATATAATTTAGCCATTCTATATATTATAACTAAATTGTTATTAATATCGTTAATAACTTCTTGGTAATCAGATTTATTTTGTAAACAATGTTGTTTTTTAGCAAATAACATTGTACCCCCCCCCACAAAAGGTTCTACATATATATTATGTTTGGGTATATACGGTAATATTTTTGCAATAATTCTTTGTTTTCCGCCATAGTAAGAAACCATTGGTTTTAAATTAATTTTAGTCATACCACCAAAGGACATTTATTAACCACATTTGCACCTCCATAACAGTCAGGTCTATACTTTTCAACCAGTTTTAAAACTAAATTTCTATGGGAAAACTGCTCAGGTTTTTCCCACGCCAATAAAGTCATATTTTCTTCTGGTTTTAAACTATTTAACCAATCTTGAATAACACACCAATTGTCTTTAATTTCTTCTCTATAAACCTTGGTGTATTGTTCCTCGGTGATTTTATTGGCTCGACCATTTCTTAAAAAAGATGCTTGGGGTATAAAAAACTTAAGCGGTGGTTCTAACTTAAATTTATATTCAAATGATGGAATACCAAAAGAAATAGGAATTAACTTGCCATGTAAACAAGCATAATCATGGTAACAAGCTGTATAAATCATGGTGTCAAATCATCAAATCGATGTTTAGCTTGGAATAATATTGTGTATAGTTTTTCTGCCACCATAGCAGGCAATATGTGAGCGTTATAAGCATATAAAATAGATTGACCGTTATCTAATTTAATATGTTTTTCAAAAGTTAAAATAATGTCAGTACTGTTATCTACAGCGCTAACTACAACCGTTTCATCATAATTTTGCTCATCTGTAATTAAGAAAATATCAAGAACATTTTCATCGTCATCATCAAAAATGACATCTTTAATGCGTTCTATCTTTTTCCAAATTTTCTGTAAAATCGTTAATACAGCCTGAATCTTTTGCATAGCGGCAAATCCTTTGTTTAACTTCTTCTTTACTGATTGGTCTGCCCCAAGATGGACGTGGTACATTATCTACAAATTTCATCGAACAAGCTGGACATATTTGTGTATTTAATTCATTCATGGTTTTTTTAATATGTTTAAGGTTAAGAATAAATTAATTAAAATCTATTCTTAACCCAATAATAATTAATTAGCTTGTAATTTGCTTAAAAAATCTTGTTGAACTACTGGATCATCAATAATAATAGTATCATTTTCTTCAGTTGATAAATAAATAGTTAAATCTTTTTCATCTAAATCTTCATAAACATAAGTAACATTGTCGAGGTTAATACGATAAATGCCATTGTCTTGAGGATTTAAAACTGTAATAAATTTACTCATTTGTAATCTCCGTAAAGGTTCTTGAATTTATTCTAACCTTAAAAATCCCACCCTTTTTTGTCGTTATTAATTTGATAAGAAGGCACGGATTCAAAAAAGTTACTTTTGGTGTGTCCTTTATCTTCTAAATCAGCAAATCTTTCTAAATGCTGATAAGGGTTAATTATCTTATCATTTAATCCCGTAACACCTATGGCTTTTAATCGAGTATCAATTAAATAATTGACATAGGTATCAGTAGATTGTTTAGTTATCCCAAGAATGTTATTTTGGCATACGTGGCTATTCCAAGTTTTTTCATTGTTACTAGCATCTTTAAACATGGCATGAAGGTTGTCCTGAGAGAAAACTTTCCTTACCTCAGAATCTGTTGAGTTTTCATATTGTTTTTTAGCTTCAACAATTAAGTTTTGATAAAGTCGCACGTGTGACAATTCATCTCTGTGAATCAACTTGATAATATCTGCAGTTCCTGGCATCAATGACCTTGTAGCCAAAGTGTAGAAAAACATAAAGCCACAGTAGAAATAGACACCTTCTAGGATGTAATCAGCAATGAGCGCTTGTAAATAGCTGGTCAAACTGCCATCATCAATGAACCCCTGATAAAGTTTAGAAATGGTTTCACATCGTTGACGCAGTATTTCATCTTGTCGCCAAAGCTCATAAATAGAATCTCTTTCAGATTTAGGTATTAATGTCTCTATGAGCACTTGGTAAGACTGCGAGTGCATTGCTTCTTGTGAAGTTTGTTCAACTAAACAAATATTAATTTCAGGAGCACTAATAGGCTTTTTGATATTGTGAATATTGTTAAGTTGTATGGAATCTAAAAAAACTAAAAAACCTAAAATCTTGTTAAAAGCATTTCTTTCAAAATCTGTCAATTTCTTATAATCATTGACATCTTGGGTTAAATCTATTTTTTCAGGAATCCAGAACTGACTCCTCATTTGTTGGTAAAGACTGTATGCCCAAGGTCTTGCTATATTGTTCAATTGACAAATACCTGTGGTATTTCCTTCAAAAATAGTAGGGTGGGGATCTTGTCCATTAGGATTAAATAATTGATTAATGTGCATTTTTCTCCTTAATAGCATTAAAAAACATAAAATATTGGTGCATCCGCATAATTAACATTGAAATTAAAAAATCTTTTTCTACAACATCAGCTAATTCTTTTATTTTTTCTGCTGATGCTAAATAATTTAATTCTAAAAAAGGATTTTCTTCAATTTGAACTCTGGTTTGTCCAATTTTTTTAGTGTAATCAATAATTAATTCAACTATTAATTCTTTAGAAGATTGCAAATTATCTACTACGGCTTTACGTAATGCAAATTCTTGTTCAGTAGTAATTGGTTTTAATTGTGGAATATTCATTTAACTCCGTTTTTTAGTTTCAGCATTTATTAACTCAGCGCTCAATTCATCCATACGATACACAAATTTTAATGGCAACAAATAAGTTACTGGTGTTCCTTCTTCAGAAATGGCTTTCATTTCTGATAACAATTGATTAAACATGGTGCAAATATCATCTTTAATAATTGCAGAAGTTCTAACTTGTGTTGCTTCATATTTATTGTGTGGGATGTGGGGGTATGGTGACATTTTTAAAAAGAATTGAATTTTATCAATTACATCTTTTAAAAAAAATCCAATTAACCCACCACCGACAAATACTATTAACCGCAAAATCATTTTACATACCCCATTAATTTTTACAACTTGTACATTCTACATTAACTGATTGCCATTTATCTTCTGGCACAGTTCTTATATAGTAAATAGCTTTTACTTTTTGTTTCCAAGCAGAAAATAAAATACTATAAATATTTTTTGGCTCTACATTATTTAGATTAAAAAGTAATTCCATAGAAATTCCAGTATCTATCCATTTTTGAATAGCTGCTACGGTATTTACTATAATTTGTTGATCTAAATGTTTATTTTCCTCGTAAAACCAGAAATATTTGTCAATAAAAGGAGGAGCAACAGGCAAACTTCCTTTAGCTTTATCAAAAAATAATCTGCTATGTGTGGGTAAAATTGACGCTGTACAGCCTTGTATTAAAGATGATGAAGTATTAGGAGCAATAGCTAAAACTTGACTATTTCTAATTCCAAATTCAGCTAATTCATCAAACAATCTTTCCCATCTTGAATAATTGGAAGCATTAACTTTATACCAAGCTTTATCTTGACAATTAATTAATCCTTTATGCCATTCAGATTGTCGATAAGCAATAAAAGATCCTCTTACTTTGGCTAAATCAATTGATGCTTTGTAAGCATGATAGGCTATATCTTCAAACAACAAGTTAATATTAGCTAAATTTTTAGTGTAACTAAATTCTTTTTTAACCAACCAATCCGCTAATCCCATTACACCTACACCGATAACTCGATATTTGTAATGATGTCTAGCCGCTAATTCAATGGGTGGTGTAGCTACATTTAAAGAATTATCTAATATAGTTACAGCTAATTTAGTTATTTGAGGCAATTCATCATCATTAATTTGAGATAAATTGAGAGACACTAGATCACAAGCATGTGTTTCGTATGGTGACACATTGCTAAAACTTTCGGTACAAAGATTTACTGAGGGAATATAACCACCATCTTTATTAGGATTAGCTTGGTTAATCGTATCTTTAAAAGCCAAATAAGGAAGACCTGTGTCTAATTGGTTTCTCATAATTTGCTTAAACAAGTCTTTGGCTTTGACTCGTTTATAAAGAGTGATTTCAGATGCTGACTGAGTTCCTCCGACATTGCAACTAAATAAATCTTTATTACCTAAAATTTCGCTTTCAATGACGGCATAAGCTTCCTCAAATTCTTTTCCCCAAAGAGTTGCTAAGTCGTATTTAAAAACTTTTTGAACTTCGTATGGATCAACTAAAGTCCATTCCTCATCCTGTTCTACTCGTTGCATAAACAGATCGGGAATGACTATTTGAGGAAAAATATCATAAGCTTTGCGCCTGTGGTCACCATGTTCAGTTTGCAATTCTAAAAACTCAGGAACATCTAAATGCCAAATATCTAGAGCTACAGTAATGGCACCTGCCCTACGACCACCTTGATTAACAGCCAATGCAGTGTCGTTGAGAATTTTTACCCAAGGTACGACTCCCCCTGATGAATTGGGACGATTTCTGACCCAAGAACCTGCTGCCCTTATTTTGGATAGACATACACCTAGTCCTCCTCCCTGTTTGGAAATTTCAGCGCATTGAGCTACTACTTTGAAAATATTAGTTAAATCATCTTGAACATCTAAAATAAAACAACTAGTAACACTTTGGTTCGGCTGTCTTAAATTAGACAACATTGGACTGGCTAAACTAATTTTCCGTTGTGATACAGCTTTATAAATTTCTTGTGCTAATAATAAGCAATTTTCTTTGTTTGTATCATACGGTAAAGTTCCTGAGGCTAGCAATAAAGCAGTAACTAAATACGCTTCTTGCAACAATTCATCTGGTAATAAATATCTTGAAATTAATAGACTTGTTCCAGCATAGTCGTACTCTTTATCAGCGTTAACATTAAGCCAGTTACAAGCTTCTTCAATGTCATCTAACCTGTAATGTTCTATTAATTTTGGGTTATAAATCCCTTGATTAATTTTGTTTTTGATGGATTTAAAACTTGAAGAATAGATATCGTTAATATCTGTTAATTGGCGTTTAACTTTAATATCTTTCCATAATGCCCACATATGGAGTCTACCTGCAACATAACGCCAATTAGGATATTCAGGAGTGCATAATTCTAGGCAATTAGAAATCAAATTTTCTTGAATTTCGCTAGTTGTAATCACGTCTTTTAATCTTGCGTTAAATACTGCTTCTAATTCCACAGCATTAACATTTTCAATCCCCACACAAGCCCACTCTACAACTGCTTTGATTCTAGAAATATCTAAAGGTGTGAGTTTACCATTTCTATGCTTTACCTGAATATCCATTTTCTTGATTCCTATTATTCAAAAATTAAATCCAATGTTAATTGCTGTATCCAAGGGTTTTTAAAAATCCTTGCGTTGTCTGTGGATTGCCAGCCCCACTCTTTTAGCTTGTCAATTAGAAAATCCATAATGTCTAGAGTTTCTATTTCGTCTAAAATCTCTTCAGGAAAAAGGATTTTAAAAACGGTGTAAAGAGCAACTACTGGTTTATCACTAATTTGTTTTTGTACAATACCTTCCCAGTTTAAAGGTAAAGATTTAGGAAGTTCTTCTAACCAAAAATCACTAGTTTTAGATGGCTCAAAGTTTTTAATTAATTCTCCTGTAGTGGCTATAGAAAGATATCTAATGGCAATATCATGGTCTTTGTCGCCATACTTTTGCCTGAGTCTTTCAGCTTCTGCAATTTGTTTAGGACTAGCGTATTTAATTAAAACTTCGTACGGTGGTAAACGATATTTACGTTTGGTGACTTGAGAGTTTTTCGCAAGAGTAGTAGTAACCATCTGAACACTTAAGGTAGGGTTAGTAGCGTAAATATCATCCTGTATTCACGCTATTTTCCGTCCAAACTTCAACTTCTTCAATAGCTGCGAGAATTTCATGATTATTGTTCAATTCTTGTAAAATAACCCAATTAGGTGATTTATTTTTGTGCTTAGTCGTTAGCTCTAAAGGATTAGGAATACCACAGAACCAATAAAGCTTAGAGTTATGTACAACTAAAGATCCAGCCACTAAAGGACACCAAGCAGGAACAGTAAATGGATTAAAATACTTAATCTTTGTAATCTTCTTGTAATTAGTAAGAGCTAAAATTTTGTAACGAATATCTAAGGGTGTATTTTCCCAAACTTTACAGAATGTCTCATAATTACTGCGATTAGCGTTATACCAATTTTCAATTTCAGTAAAATCATCCTCATAAACAACTTTAGTTAATTCTCTTGCCAATTCATGTGAGGATTTATTGGGATAAATAACCGTAACCTTTGTAATAGGCTCAACTGTAATAGCTGATTCATTATTATCCACTAATTTTAAATTAGCAATTGGGTACTTAAAGTTCATATGAGATTCATCCTCAACTGTTGCATACTCCCCAGTAATTTCTGTAATAATTCTTTGATTTTGTGTACCATTTACAAAAACTTTATCACCAACTTTAAAAGGACAATCTGCAACACTTTCAGGTTGACTTGTTAATATTTCAACAGAAGTTTCTATAGGTTGTGGTGGCGTTTCTGGTGGTTGTTGATTAATAACAGGTTGTGGTTGAGTTCCTGCTTCAAAAGCATCTTTATGGCTTTCTAAAATCTCAATTAAATATTCTCCGTTAAATCCATCATCTACAGGAGTATGTCTCTGAATATAATCAGTAGGTATCAACATACAAGTCCTGCAAACTCTTTCGGGTTCTTTAAGAGTATTGTTAGGGTCATTTTTTTGACGTTCCCAAGCCTCATACGCATTTTTAGACTCTGAGAATTTTTGCCGATCTTTTACTATTCCACCAGCTTTAGTAACTAACTCTTTAAGCGTTCCCATGCCATAAACTGGCTTATAAGCAGCCTCGAACTGTTTCCATACGCTGTCTAAAACTACTGCGTAATATTCTGGTTCATGCCCATTGCTTTGAACACGTTTTTTAATAATGCGATAATTCCAATCACCAATTTTAGATTCACCTTTCAAAGATTCACATTTTTCAATAAAATCAAACAAAGAATCTTGATTGACGCTAGCTTGGCTAGCAGTTTTACACAAAGTATTTAAAACATAAAATTTAACTTCTTGCTCAGTCAAACCAGCATAAGGAGCTAACGCCAAAGCGTAATAAGTTAAAACTGATAAAGTTTCTGGCGACCGACTATCTGCATCCACTAAATTAGCTGATAATTCCTTAGCCAGTTCTCTAATCTTTTTATGATTGTATCCAATTGAAATTAATTGACTAAAAGCTCCTGACGCTTCTGGAAATAAATCAATTAGTTCTGCTCTTTTTTCCTGATTAATCACAGGAGACCGGAAAAAAGGAATATGTATGAACCGTGAAGTAATAGCTGATGAATGCTCCCCTAATGGGTGATTGCTGGTAATAATTAAGGAACTATGCGGTAATTGCGTGTTTCCACGGACAGTACGAGCTAACCCGTTAAACAATCCTTTAAATATTTCTTCTAGCTCTAAATCCTTAGCAGGATCATCAATACTTAGGGTAAGACATCCAACTTTACTAAGGGACTCATACAGCATTGACTTAGAACTACTAGACATACCCCCAATTTCATGCAGCCCTACCAAAGCTTGACCAATTCTAGTAGAGTTGGTTTTTCCTGATGCTGCATCACCTGTAGCGTTTATCAATGGAAACCAACCATTATGCTTAAAAATTTCATCATAAAAAAGACCCATAATTTGGGCAGATATGACAAAAAAGGTAGGCATAAAATATTTATTATCTGCAACTAAAGCCTTAGCTGTTCTCAGGACTTTTCCTAAAATTTCTTTATTGGGTTTTAAAACTGTAGGATTAGGAATTGCGTCACCATCTCCGTAGGACGGATTCCAAACTATCCCAGATTGTTCAGAAGTACAAACATTACCTTTAGAATCAAACTGAATTGTTTCAAATACCCAATAACCGTTTTTTTGCTTGCCACGACAGGGAGCTAGTATGTGGCGTTTGCCCCCTTTGTCGTAATATTGCTGCAAGCGAACATGTAGTAATGCACCAATTTCTTCACCTTTTAAGCTACAAATCAAATCAGATTTATAGGCTTTTTTCAATGCTGTAATAAAATCTTTGGGGACTGAAGTATCTAAAGATTTAAGTAATATTTCTTTAAATACATTATTGGTCTGTTTTAAATTTAATTTGTAACCACCACCATTATCATCTTCTAAATAATCCAAGATTTCAAAATCAAAATCAGCTTTAGGTTCAAAAACCTGTTGCTTTTTAAGAACAATGTCCCCCTTTTCATCTAAAAGTAATGTTTCTACCCCGTTTTCATCAATAATCTTTTGAGGTACCTGTTTAATTTTCCATTCACCTAATTCACCATTTAAAGAAGCAGGAGCCTCCCAATGATTACGGGCATTAGTATTAAGGCTATTAGGAAGAGATGGTAAATTGTATTGTTTTTTGGGCTTTTGCCAAGCGTCAAGGCAATTTAAAAGCTTATCTTCAGAAAGACAAGGAGTCGGATTATCTTTGAGTGCAGACTTCCAAATAGTCTCTATCTCACGGTCTGTCAAAGGAGGATTACATTTACTATTAGCCTCTTCTAGTAAAGATCTTGCAGATCCCGTATATTCTACGCCCGTGTTTCTGCACCAATTTTCACACCCTAAAGCATCTCTTACAAGCGTAGATAAAGTTGTATTGCGGCTGCCAGATGACACCCCACGTAAAACAATATCTCTATGGGCAACTGAGCATAATTGTTCTAAAGGTATAGCTTTAAATTCTTTTTTAGGTAATGGCTTTGTTTGTGGAAGAGTAGGAAGTTCTGGCGCTGTTGTGGGAATAGAATCTCTAATTTCTTGAAAAGTATATTGATTCCCAGACTCAGCAATTATCCTGTTTTGAAAAGGCTCAAGATCATTACCCTGTTCATCTTTTCCAATATGCCAACTTCCCGCAAGTCTAAAGACTCTACTAGGATTTTTATTAGCTTTATCAGCCTTTGTATAGATTATGAGATCATTGATTAAAACTTTCCAATCATCAATAGATACTTTCTCGCTAAATACCCAATATTGATGAATGCTATTCCGAGTCTCAACCTGAAAGGTTGGCTCAGGCAAATCAAGAGATTGCCACAGGACTTTTTGTTCATCCTTGCTTAGTCCATCTTTAAAGTCATGCTCAATAAAAACCGCTCTAGCGTATTGAACATCTGCATCTTTTTGACCTTGCCCATTAACAACCAAATATAGACCTTTATGCGGATCTTGTTCTAATTTATTTAATTCATCAAAAGCTATGTCCCATCGTCTAGGCGCAACTTTAGGAAAAAACTCAGGCGGTTTCCCTACAAAATCAGCTAGATAAATACGGTCATTTAGACTATAACCTAATAGGGTTAACTGTCGTTTGGTTTGTTCTTGGTCAATTTGTCTCATAGGGAATTAAAATAGCCCCTATTAATTTTTAGTATTTGCCGAATATACATTGTCTTGATTCCCCTACTTCAATATTTTAGAACATTTCTACGAGTTCTAAGAAAAATCTCAAGACTCAAGAAAACCACACCTGGAAAAAAGAAAAAACAGCTACTATAATGACTATAAGAATTGTTTTTGCTTTGGGCAAGGGATTACAGCCCCTTGCTTTTTTAGTAAAGACCACAAACAACTTACCAAAGAGCGCCTTGTTTTTTACTTTCTCTTATTTTGCCATATAAATCTTGTTTTGAGTGAGTATTCTTATAAAAAAATATTTTTCTGTAAATTTAA